ATCTGAATAAAAAACTATTCCTGAATTACTCGCTACACTATGATGTGCATCGGGTGTTGTGTAAACTCTAATACTACCGCTATGATTATTGTAAATCTTAACCTCTATTGACTTGTTATTATCGAAATCAAATGAAGCATTCGCAGGTGGTAAGTACACGTTATTATCAACTTTTATAAATTGAGATTTAGGCTCAATCCTATAATCTGTTATCCCCATTGCTGATTGAATCTCTATGCTGAAATTCTCCCTTTGATTTATTACATCAATTCTATTTGGTGTTTGACTTATTATCGGTGTGTACCTTTCCCCTGTTATCGTTTCTGAACCGCCATTAATTAATACTTGATCTGCTAATGGTACGTTTATATTCTTTAATTTTAAGAACTGACATTTTGCAGGCTCGTTACTATTTAAGTCTGTTTCAACTTTGTAAAGTCTATAATATTGGCGGTCTATTTTATAAAGATTTCTAAAGGATAAGTTTTGCAATTCAACATTATTGAAGTACATATAGCACTCTATAATCTTGCTGTCCTTATCTGTTATTTCTTTGATGTACTTTTCCCAATATCTTTTGTATAGGTTGTTTATTGTAATCGGTGTTTGACCTCCGATTGTGTATTGAATTTCTTGTGATGTTGCCCAATTCAAATCATAGTTAGGATTTGCAGGGTCGTCAATGTGACCTGCATAACCATAATTAGAATATTGTGTGTTGGTTGGTGGTGTTCCGTTTGAGCGAATAGTTAAAGGTCTTCCTGTGTACTTTAAACCACCATAATATAATATTCTCGGTTTTGCTGTTTTGTTTACCCTACCATTAACTGAATTTTGGTCTTTCCACCATACTATCTGTGGAATAATCCTATCCGTTGTTGGCTTTGCTAATGGTGTTGGTGCAAATGGTAATTCAATCTTTTTTGTTTCAACTAAGAAATCATTCTCAACATCTAATCTCTTAAATCCATGATTATAATTATACTTGTCTGTGTAGTCTTTGTTCCAGTAATCATCATCCATTGCATAGCTAAATTCAAGTTGCTTGAAGTCTAATGCTCCCATAGGTTTCTGAATAAAGTCTTTGCTCACATCTAAGTTATTAGTGATGTCAACTACATTATCGTTATAATAAATATCACGAGGCTCAATCGCTAATAACCTATCATCAAGTTGATTTGGCTCAATATAGAGATTGAACATCTTAATCAATGCAGTAAGAAAGTCTTTAGCCTTTAATTCGGGTAATGCGCTTGTCGGATTTATATTTGACCCCTCTGATAGTTCGGGTTTTGGTATGTCATAAAATTCTGTTCCTGTTTTAATAATTATATTTAAGTCGCTTGCAGGTAAAGGAATATTAGCAGAAAAAATTTTCGTTAAATCTACATTTGTAATTCGCCAATAAACTTCTATTTCTTCACCATCATAAATCAATATATTGTCACTTTGAAATACAAATGATAAATCTTGACTTCTAGTATCTGCTACCATTCTAACAGATTGTGAAGTAATCATAGGCAAAACTCTTCCAGTTGTAGTTCTTATATGAATGTTCATAAGAAACCTAATATTATAACCACTTGGCAAAGTCACACTACTATTCAATTCTACATTGATGAATAACTTTAAAACAAAATTATAAGTTCCTCCTCTATTGGTTGGCACTACCCATGATGAGTGATTTGCTGCTACTCCTGTGGGTACTGTATCTTGTACAGTGCGATTGAAGATTAACTTAACTATGTTGTTAGTTGCTGCACCTAAATTATTATCGCTCGTTCTATCAACTACAAATGTTCTATTTGATACATCCAATTTTGTCAACCTCAAATCATTGCCACTTGAAGGAATTATTAACCGCTTAAAGTCTGTTGAATTTAAAAAGTTATTTGATTGGATTGTGCTTTCGTATCTATACCCATGTGTCTTTAAAATCTTGTCTAAAATAGTCTTGACATAAATTGCAGGATAGAGTTGGTCTACATTATAAGTCTGTTGTGCATTGTTGTCAAAGCCATAATCAATCAAAGGGTAAACATAACCCCTACCTAATTGGAAATTTGCCGTTACACCATTGATTATAATTGAAGTATTGATTGAGTTTCTTACGTTGGTTTCGTTCCATGTGTGAGTGTATTCGCTGAAATCGTAATCGCTTAATAAGTTATCTCCGACATCTTGAAACAAGTTAGCAACCCTGCCATAAACCACTAATTCATAAGTTATGTTTTGTTCATCAAGTATGTTAATAGATGTCATTTGCAAATAGCCTCTTAACTGCGGAATACCCTCTCGATATAGAATACAATTAGCTTTTTTGCGTGGGTCAAAGTCCACATAAAAGTTAGAATTATCTCCGTTCAATATCGAGTGGTTAACATCAAATATATTTGTGAAGATTGAATTGTTATTTGCTGTGCCTGGTATGTTGATTGTCTTAGTATAGTCTGACTTTCTTTGCTCGGGTTCGGTCAATTCAATTATAGACTTAGTTAACTCAATAGGCTCATTATCGAATAAGTCCACATTGAAATACTTACTATCTGCGTATATTTTTAGTTCTGTTTTTTGCATTATTGCGATTGCGTATAACGATTATATGAGTATTCAATATCTAACTGCAAGTTGTGAATTTTGCGCCCATTCAAATATTGTTGGATTAAGTATTCTGAATTGGTGATATTAACTGAGACAAAGTTATCTGCTCCCCTTTCTAAGTAGACTATCGGACTTGTAAGTAACCCTTGAAACCAATCAGCCATTTCATCACTTATCCAATCTGAATTAATCTGTAATTTGTCAGTTATGGTTGTGTTATAGTTAGTCTTTAACCTATCACTCTTTGAGTAGTTAATTGATTGCATCTTCTTAAACTGTTTGCGCTCAATATCCATTGCTTTAATAGATTGTTTTGTGAAGTTATAACTATCCCATCCACCTAAGTTATTTAACCAATGTAATCGTATTGTATCGAATTTAGAACACGCTGCGACTATCTCAATCGTTATGGTTTTAACTTCTGTGACAAAACTATTAGCAAGTGTTATTGTGTGTGTTCCTATTGTATTAACAAGAATATAATCTAAGCAGTTTTTGACATTTACGTTATATAAAAATTCTCCACTTACTTTATTTGCATTGATTAAATCTTCATAAATACCATCTACCCATAAATATCTTATGACATTATTAGGGTCATAAAAACTTAATCTTAATTCTTGACCTTGTTCGATAGTTATCCTTTCGGGTATCTCAGTTAAAAATCCGAATCCGCTTACATCATAACCATTCCAAACATTAGTGTTGAACTGCTCAAATCCGAATATAGAATTAACTGCGGTGTTGCTACCTGATGTTGGAAATCTTCTAAGGTCAGGGTAAATAGTTGGTACTCCACTTACATCATACAACTCACCAAATTGAACATAATATTTTACCCGACTATTCAAGTTAGGCTCGCAATAATTAAAGCTACTATTCACATTAAAGAAATCATTTTTTACATAGTTCTTTAATATAGGACTTGCATCAATCAAACAAGTATTAACACTCGGTTGTTTAGGTATTGCAATTCGACTTACTGCGGTGTTTATTCCACTTACATAAACATCGGCTATAAAGTTAAAGTTCGTTTGTCCTGCTTGCGTTGAACTAACATTGAATGCCATTTGATTAAATGCACTCACTACGCTGTTCGGATTTGATATGATGTTAATTGCCATTGATTGATAATTTTATATTCTTTGCCATTGCCTTGCCTAATGCTGCTGCTAAACTTGCTGCAAGTTGTTTTGTCCTTTGTGGATTATCTGCTTTGCTAATAAAATTCATCGGTTTGATACCACCAATTTTAGTTGCGACTGCCATTTGTTTAGCTTCCTTAGTGATTAAGTCAGATTGTTTTTTCTTGTTTTTTCTTATCAATGTTTTTTTGTTCATTGATTTGCTGCCTGTCCTTGCGATGTAATCTTTAAACGATTCAACCATCGCCTTTGATGTTCCTAAGTTTCTAAAACTATATGGGCTGCCTGGTGCTTTGCCTTTATTCTTTACTCCCTTAACACCCTTATCAACAAAGTCTGCATAATACTCGGTGCTAATCGTGTTCACTTGAAACTTAGTTGCACTTACTTGAATAGGAACATTACTCATACTTGCTGCCAATGTACTTGCTTGCCCTGTTCGTGCCTTTGATTTAATCTGTTTTGACATTAGCCTTATACCTTCGTTGCAATGCTCCATAACAATAGCCTCAATGATATTCTCACTTGCTTTTGTGTAGTCTTTGATTGACTCTCCAAACTTTGCTCCTATTGCTGCTGCTGCTGCCTTGTCCATATTTCTTTGTCGTGTTCGCTTTTGTCTTTATAAAAAGTCATCGTATTCAAGAACTCAATCACATTCATCCTAAAAAAGTAATCCCATTTTGTACGATCATCTTTGCAAATGTCATTTATGCTTGCAATCCATCCCCATTTGGTTCTAAAAGTTTGAATTTCTCCATCAGTTCCTTCGTGTTCTCCATCGCCTTGTTCGCTTCCGATTCCAAAAAGGTTAGGATATTTTGCTGCAATGCCTCGTAGTATTTGCAAAAAAAAAGCATGATAGGATATGCAGTTGATATTTTCATCTCATTATAAAACAAGTCTGCAACCTCTTTGTGCTTATCGCCTTTGTAGCCTAATTCTTTGCCATACCAATTCCTTTCTACACAAACCGAAGCAAGTATATTATGTATGTTACTCAATATCTTTTCAGGCTCTTTGCAAAAGTGACTTACATCAATGAATTGCTCACTTGTTAATTCTTGTTCTTTCCACTTAACAATAAACTTCCTGCCACCTACTTTAAATTTTAATTTAATCTTTTCATCCGCTTGCAGGTTTTCAATTTTGTCAAGTCCTTTTAGTGCCTCAATCATTTCGCCTATTGGCATGCTTTCGATTTCATCAACTGATACTCCGCTAATTTCACTTAATATCAAAACCTTTCTATGCAAAGGGTCTTGTTCGAGTTCGCTAATTAGTTTGATCTTTAAAAACTGCTTAATCGTTAACTGGTTGTAATTGCCTATCATTATTTATAAATATAAGTTTAGATTGAAATTGTTGAATATTTTCCGCTTGGTCGGTTATTTAATTTTAAGAGTGCTACATATCTCATACTGTCACATAGATGGTTTAGACTGTCTATTGGCTTGCCTGTTAGTTTGCCTTCATTATCTTTCTCCCAAGTGTAGCCCCTCAATTCTTTGATTAAATTAGTTGAGTTCTTTGTTACTTGTATCTCGTATCGTTTAAGTATGTCTATTCCTATCTTGATTGAATCTGCACCTTTAACCGCAGGTCTAACATTGAAACCTTGCAGCCTTAGTTCTTCTATTGATTTAGGCTCGGCACTATCGCATATCAATTCCTTGCGCCCAAATTGGATGGACTTCAGAAAGTTGCCCAAGTCGTTATTTGTCATATTAGTTCGATAGAGTAATTCATCAATGATTAGTTTGCCTTCATACTTATATATCGCAACTAATGTACTCGGGTCATTCGTAAATCCAAAATCCATTCCATGTCCGACAAGTTCGGCTCTTTCAGGTATAGTGTCAATCTGCTTCCATTGGTCAAAAATAACATCTTGCAGGCTGCCTACTTGCCCTAATCCATATACTTGCCACCAATTCGCCCAATATGTTGATGTCTTTGCTTTTAGTTCGGCTGCTTCAATGTCGTGTATAATTGTTTGGGGTAGTGCTTCGTTGTCTTTGTAAGTTAATATGATATGTTCGGTGTCTTCATCATTCATCAACTCGGTATGCGCCCAAAATTCATTTGTAGGGTTAAAGTCTAACCATATCTCTCCACTTGTTCGGACTGCTAATTGGTGATAGCTTTCAAAGGTGATGTTATTTCTTCTTGCACCCCTTAACTTGCTTTCCATTTCTGCACTAAAAAACTCTATATAAGAACCATTTGAAAAACGATAAGTAAGTAATGAACGATTCCAATTATTATCATTATATCTTCCAGTCCACTCCATTATTTTCAAAAAGTCTTTCATTGCACCCCTGCGAAGATGAGGTATGGTTTCTGAAACTACACTAATTTCAAGGTGTGCTGTCTTTGCTGCCCTATCAATTAGGATGGGTAAGATTCCAAATGTTTTGCCTGCTGATTAGTCCCCCTTACAATTACTCATAAGGGGATGTTAGGAAGTCCCACCCTGAATGATTTTCTTTCGGGCAGATAACTTCAATAATCTATTTATAGCTGTTGTTCTTTTAAACATATTCCCATTTATAACCGTATGCTGTATTATATCTTTTT